CGTTTTATAAAAATGTAGTAACCTGTAGGCGGATAAAAGTTTCAAAAGTCAGGTTAGGGGGCATAAAATGTATCGTATAGGCATATTGTAGTAGTACTACGCCTTAGGAACAGTACTACTGCATACGTACTATACACCCATATATGTATATATATATACGGCGACATGGGGTTTTTTGGTTCCTACATTTGTGGAAAACCGTGTAACGTGTTGATTATCAACGTCCCCGACGTTAGTTGACGGGTTCCTACAGGGTACTACATTTTTTGCAATGCGTTGAAAATCAACGTCGTATACGTAGTAACCCCAAAAAAGGGGGGTTCCTACAATGTGGATAACCCAAAAAACGTGTGGATAAAAATGTGGATACTGTGTGGATAAAAAAATGTACCAACTATGGGTGAGCGTCGTATATTTGCATATGCCGAAAATATACGATACGGACAATCCTTGGCAGATCGCTTCTAAAATATATGAGGGATTCGAGATAGGAATGTCATGCAGAGTTTCTGGATTCGTAGAGATTGAGGAGAAAGGAACTGTAATCGCTAAAGGAGAAGCAGTATTGGATCAGTTGAGAATCATGGATGATGCAGATAATTGCCGGGATCATAGAGGGGCTCGAGTTCGCAAGGTGAGAATAAAGGAAAATGCAATCGGAGGACCAATCGCTCAGAAGATATTCTGTTGGGATAAGGTGATGAATGACGGCGAGCCTAAATATACAATTTGGAGGTTTCAATAGATATGACACACGAACAGTTAATAGCTCAATGCTTTCAGTGGCATTGGAATACTTTTATTGAGGAAAGGCAAATGCTTTACGGAGTGAATAATAATTCTTACGATGAGCGCGAAGGAAACCGAAACAAAGCTAAAGGTGTAGTCGCTGGTGTTTTAGATTTTTGTTATATAACGCCGCGCGGGCCGAGTATATACTTGGATGCCAAAGTTGGCTCGGACACACTCTCCAAAGCTCAACTATCGTTTATCGCCAAGTGCGAAGCGAGAGGAGTTGAGTGTTTTGAGTTTTCTACATTGAAGGAATTTCAGACAATAATACTTATGTATCATGAGTGACTCATGGAAACTAGACGAACATTGGAAGGTTATAAACTCTGGATCAATTGTTGTTTCCAGTACCCCTCAACAGTTATGGGAACAGGCTGTAGATTACTTCAAATGGATGGACGCAAATCCTATAATAACCAAGCGCACTCATATTACCGGGAAAACACAGGGACAGAAGTATGAAGTAGAATTTAAACGTCCATATAGTATTGAGTCAATGTGCTTGCATTGTGGAATATCTAAAAGATGGATCGAGGACATTAGGCAAACACATGATAAATCAAGTGAGTATTATATTGTATTAGAACGAATACTGATGGTTATATATACTCAAGTGTTGGAGGGTGCAGTGGTTGATCTTTATAATCCGATCATGGCAAGCAAGATGTTGAACTTGGATAAGCAGAACGACGACGATAATAAAACTGTAAGAGTAGAGATTATTGATACTGGTAAGGTTGGGTTGCCCAATTCTGAAAGTCAAATTTTGGAAAAGCTAGATTCTGAAAAAGTCAATATTGTAAAAGACAAATCAGAAAATCCTACAGAGCACGACAGCCATGCACATTAGGATATACGCATAGCAAGGTAGCCGGCAATGTGTGGTTGCTGGTATTATGCGGTATCTTGGTTTGCAAAGTACTGTGTAATACGCTCATGTATCGTAATTTTACTATGTTGCAATATACGACAACGTTCGTTAATACACAAGCCAATTAACATAAATTTAACAATCTAAATTTGGAAATGTGCTCGGTATTTGTTATTGGTCTCGGAGTTAATGTGTCCAGTGTACACATTGGATTGTTAATTCGTGTTAACAAAATTTTAACAAAATAAATTTGGATTGTGTAGGACGATGACGTATATTTGTATTGTCAATCGGGAAATGGAAACGGTTGGAGTACGGCTCCCGATAACGTTCTTTGAAGCACAAAATTTTTAACCGGCAACGGATACACATGGTTGACACCATGCCCGAGCCACAAATTTAACGCAAATGAAACACGTATTTTTGCGTCTGCTGTTTATGGCAGACGCCGCAACGAGCACCGCTCCGGTTTTGTCATCTGACAAATTGACCGAACTCAAAACCGCCAAAAAGTCAGCATGGGCTGCACTTCGCGCAATTGAGGACGATGAATCGAAGGAGTACAAAGATGCCAAATTGGCATTGTACAAAATCGAATCGGAAATTAAGGCGGAGGAAACACAGTTGCAAAAAGCCGCAAACGATGCTGCAATTGCCGAAAAACGTAACGAACGGTTGGGATTGAACACGAAAATGCTCGAACTCCATGCCAAATTGATCGCGTTACGCAATGACAAAAAGGCAGCACCTGCCGATGTGGCAGCCGCCGAAACCGAATTTAATACGGCGAAGGAGGTTGTTGACAATGAACTGCTTGCGAAATACGCAGCGAGTTCATCCGCCAAAAAGGCAGTTGATGGGTCATCTGGCCAACCGTCCGACGATGGCAAATCGTCCGAATCCAAAGCCGCAATTTTGGAATTGGCACGCGCTGGCAAAACCAAAAAGGAAATTGAGGCTGAGGGATACGCCCGTTCGACCGTTTGGCACACAATTAACAATGCCAAAAAGGCAGGCGAAACGTTTCCGAATCATTAACGATCTATGGAGCACGGTGGGGGTTCGATTCCCCCACATCGTTCTAACCAAACAAAATACCAAACATGAAACAGGACAAATTGGCATTGGTCGGGTTCATAGCCGCTGCCACAGCCGCAATCACAATCGTAATTTTACTATGGGTTGTGGTTGGTTTATAACCAGTTGAGCACCAACTACTTACGTTTCGCAGGAAAAAATTGCGAGACGTTTTCGCGCTACCTACTCCACCCCCAAGTTTTCCGCCATGTTCACTTTAAATTACTCAGATAAATTTTTCAAGCATGCGCAAAGAAATTCCCTTAAATTTAGCAGTTCCGATGAGCCCAAGCAGGAGGTAAGTGAGCCCTTCGTGAATCAGGTCACCATCTCTGTTGCAGCAGGTCGGCGGTATGCGCTAAATAAGATATTAATGTGCTCAAGTACGAATCGACGCATGAACAAGCCTGGTGTTTCTACATCGGGCTTTTTTATGCAGCAGCGCGAATCCGAGTAGCGTGGCCTGATTCAGTAGTGCGTAACGGATCGAGCAGTGCGTCCCGCAACCATTTCTTTTGAAGACATCTCGCGAAGCGCCTATAGTTCGGTACAAAAAGTTATTAACAAGTGTGGATAACATTATTTGGTGGGTGTATATCACTATTGTATATTTGTAACCGATAAAGCAATATGGTTTCTAGCCTTTCTAGGCACTACTCTTCTTTTTCATTTCAGTGATTATTACCGGGCTGGTTTGAGCCATAGTTTTAGCAGCCCGGTTTTTTAAATTTCCTCATCGAGATGCAAACAGTTAATATTATAGACGGAGGCGGTGGGTCGTTGAGAATTGTTGCAGCTGGGCCGGTTACATTTGATATTACAAGATTAAAAGAAAGATGTAAAGCTGATCAAGATGGTGACGGAAATCTATTTGGAACAATAAGAACATTCGGCGTATTTGGAGAAGAAGAAGGTGTTACAGCTTTGATAATAGGAATTTCTTTCGATGGAGTGCCTTGCGCTGATCGAAATGATTTTGAAGCCAATGTGAAAACACACTTCATTGAAGAAGTAATTCTATGAAAGTTTCTCCTATTTTTACAGAGACGTTGCGCGATCTGAGATGCGGCGTTAGGAGAATAAGGCATCAAGGTGGAATGGCCGCTGGGAAAACAGTAAACATACTCGCAGCACTTGCTACATTAGCTTCAGAAGATGGGCCAGGAGTAACCACAGTAACATCAATGAGTTTTCCTCATTTGAAGGGTGGTGCACTCAGAGACTTTGAAATGTATGTTTATCCTTCCTTTAAAAGTTCAATCAAGAAATATCATCGAACAGATCACATTTTTACTTTCAAAAGTGGTCATATCATAGAATTTAAGGTCTTTGACAACGAATTTGCTGCGCGCGGTCCTCGTCGCAAGCGGCTGTTCGTAAACGAAGTTAATAAGTACGATTATATGACTTATTGGCAATTAGACCAACGATCTGAACAGACGATAATTGACTATAATCCTACAATAAGATTTTGGGCTCATGAAAAACTTGAAGGCGATCCCGATACAAAGTCTTATATTACTAACCATACCGATAACCCATTCCTGTCAGAACAAAAACATAGGGAAATTGAAGATTTCTGTATTTTTAAGTATGATAAGGATGGAAATAAGATTAAAGTTAATGGAAAACCAGTTATTGAGAGAGGTAATTATGAACTTTGGAAAGTTTATGCTCGTGGATTAACTGGTAATGTTACTGGATTAATATTTCCTAATTGGGAATGTATAGACGATAACGATTTTCCAAAGACGAATGAACAAGATTGGATTTGGAGTATAGATTTCGGATACACAAATGATCCAACAGCAATTGTAAAGATTTGTAAGGTTGCAAATACTCTTTTTATAAAGGAATTGGCTTATGAAGCCGGGTTAAAACCTTTGCAGATTAAACAAATTCTTGTCGCAAATGGTCATAGGCTTGGAAGAGATCCTTTATATTGTGAGCATGATCCTGATATGGTAAGAGCTCTCAGAAACATTGGGGTTAATGCGTTTTTGGCTCGAAAAGGACAAGGAAGTATAAATGCAGGTATAGAGCTTTTCAATACTTATGACGTTAAATATCCTTCATCAAGTAAGAATATTGGTATCGAAAGATCATTGTATATCTGGGAAGAAGATGAGTTTGGAAAATCTACCAATATTCCAGTTGATAGAAACAATCACCTTATGGATGCTTGCAGATACGGAGTTTATTCTCATTTCTTACGAAACACTTTAAAATAATAATTTATGGACGAACTTAAAAAAGCATTTGAGGCTCTTAAAGCTTCAATTGATTCTTGCGGTGACGCAGGAGTTCATGGTACTAAAGTAGCGGAGTTGAAAGAACTTGCTGCTAAAACCGAAGAAGAGCTTAAAAAACTTGAGGAGTAGCACATGAAACTCTTCAATACACAAACTCCTTATAATCAGACAGAGGAGTATCTGAGGAGCCAGCAGAAGATTGATCTTTTGCTGGTTCTTACGAAAATTACCGAACCACAGGTTATGGTATCAGTTGAAGTTAAGAAACTTGCTGAAAAACAAATAGAGAAATTACTAGAAAACCTCAAATGAGTAGCCAAATAGTTTCTTCTTATAAAAGAGAATTAGCGACTCGAAACATAGTTGATATGTCTGGCGCTAATAACATTTTTGGTACTCTTGGTACTGGAGCATTTCCTATTTTAAGCAGGATGAATTTTATTCCCGGAGATAATAACGGTCACACGATAAAACTAACTGGAGAAGGAGATGAAAACAGAGCAGTTTGGATTGGATTAGGTACAAAGATAATGCAATTCTGGGCTTATGTATTCTGCTCTCCTTTAGGTGGTGTTATTGATCGTTTAGCAGAAGCGGACACTAACGGCAGAATACAATTTGTGGATGAGGAAACTGAAGTGCCGCTTAAAGTTAAGAACATAAACAAGAATCCGAAACTTTTGAGGATTAAGCGTTTACTTAAAAAACCAAATCCTTGGCAAACTTGGGAAGAGTTTGACGCAGAGCAGGTTGTTGTTTGTAAGATTTTTGGATATTGCCCTGTATTTGCTATAGGGCCATCAGTTCTTGATAAGTCATATACAAAGGCTCTTATAAATATCAATCCATTACTTGCTGATCCAATAGCAAACTACGATTTTGATATTTTTGGAAAAGATGGATTAATTAAAGAGTGGCATCTGAATATACTTGGTAAGCAATACATATTACCCGCTTCAGATGTAATGATTGTTAAAGACGGATTTATAACTAAACAAAATGCTTTAGGTCTTCCGCTTTCCAAAATTGAAGGAATGGATTTCTTTGTATCTAACATTTGTGCCGCTATGGAAGCGGATAATGTTATTTTAAAGAAGAAAGGCCCGCTTGGTGTTTTCTCATACGATCCCGGAAAAGATATGGCAGGCGCAACTCCGCTTGATCCAGATGCAAAAGATCAACTTCAAGCCGATCTTTCAAGATATGGTCTTACTGTTGGTCAAATACAGTATGTAATATCTACAATGCCTGTTAAGTGGAACGCAATGTCTTTCAATTTGAGGGACTTGATGACAAAAGAGACTATAAGGGCAGGTATTGATGGTATATGCGATAGATTTGGTTATCCTGCTGAGCTAATGAGTGGTAAAAATGCTACTTACGAAAACAGAAATTCTTCTGAAAAATGGCTTTACAATAATAATGTAATCCCTTTCTCTGTAAGAAGAATGACTAGATACAGTGAATTCTTTGAACTTGAAGATACTGTTTTAAGAAAAGGATTTAATCATCTTCCTGTTTTGCAGGAAGATATTGTGAAGTCAGGAGAAGCTCATTTCTATGAATCACAAGGATTAATGATCGAATGGCAGGCAGGAATGATTACTTGGAATCAGTGGCAAGTTGAACAAGAAAGGGATCCTGTAGAAGGAATGGATATTTACTATCCTGAATATATTAAGAAATTTCCTCAAATGAATTTAAATAAACCAGCAGATGTCAAAAACACTCCATCCAAAGATCCTAGCACTAAGAAATAGTGTTGGATACAGACCAATGTATGAGTTCTGGCCAAGTCGTAAAAAATACGATCAGGTTCCTATGGATAAAAGAGAAATTAAGACATCTGAAAATGATCGCTTGATTAAGCAGTATTTTGCTATTTGGGGAGTGCCTGATGATTATGGAACTGAGCCTATGCCAGGATGCTTTACAAAATCTATTAAAGAGAGAGGTCCTGATACAAGCGCAACAAATAAGATAGTTGTTCTTAACCAGCATAATCAAAGAAGTCCGCTCTGTTTACCAAATCTATTAAAGGAAGATGATACTGGTCTTTATGGTGAATATGAGCCTGATGAAGATATAGAGGAAAATGATGTGTTGGTAAAGAGGGTAAAAAAAGGAACCATAAATGGAGGGAGTTACGGCTTTCAGTACAACTGGGATGAAATGAGGTATGACGATAAGACTGACACAATCAAGATGTTCGACACCATACTTTTTGAAGTATCTCCAGTTACGCTTGCATCACAAGGAGGAACATTTGTTGTACGAGGAAAGATTTTTGATGAGGATTTGCAGAGAGAGATGGAGAGTTTTATAAGAAAAATTCCTCGTAAATTTCACATGGAACTAAGAAGTCTAATATCTGAACATATATCACTTGTAAATTCCAGGCCGCTTGAGAGACGAAAAGCACTTGGCAAAAATAGCAAGCCGAAGAAAGTTGGTATTGACTATGATTATTTATTAGAAAACTTAAATCTTTAAAAATGAAACAAACTTTCTTGGACTTTACCAAGGTCCATTATTTTCAAAGGAAGAGATATCTTCCGAAAACGAGCTTGAAATTTGCTCGTCAGGCTTGCTATAAGAGCGATGGCGAGGCTGATGATGAAAAGAAAAAACTTCTTTTGACGATTGAAAAAAGAACAAAGAAACTCCTGGAAGGCCGCGCATCAAAAGAAGATGTTGATGCGATCGCAAAGCAGCTAATTTTCCTTACAAAAGGAAAAAATGACAAAGGTGAAGATATTGACGCTCCCTTCCCAATTGTAGAACTTCGCGCAATGGCTGATCCAAAGTCAGGCGTTATGCAGAAGATGATTGATATGGGAGAAAAGATTCAGAAACTTGAAACTTCTATTCAATCATCAGGAAAAGATATGAGCGTTCGTGCTCAGGTAGCTGCATGGCAGGAAAAGAATAAAGCGCAATTATTAAAGGTGATGGCCGGTGAGTCAAAAGATGTTCCACAGTTTGAGCTTGATCTTCGTGTCGCAAGTCCAATGCTTGTTTCAACAGTAAATTCAGGTTCATCTCCTTATATTGGAAGAACTGAAATTGAATCCGGTATTAATCCTATTCTTCGTTATGATACCACTTTTTGGGACTATCTGAGAAAAGGAAGAACTGGTGCCGCTACATATGTATGGGTAAATCAGACCAATCCGCTTGGTGCCGCTGCTTTCATCGGGCCCGGAGTTGCTAAACCAGGAATCAGCTTTGAGTTGGTAGCTGAAAACAGTGTTGCAAAGAAAATTGCCGATAGCGCAAAAGCTGGAACTGAGCTTCTTCAGGATATTGACGGAATGACTTCTTTTATCATGGATGAGCTTCGTGTTCAGGTTATGCAGAAAGTGAATGAGCAACTCATGACTGGAGCTGTAAGTTCTACGAATGTTGCAGGTATCCAAAGTCTTTCTCAAAATTTTGCATTTTATACTGGTGCGCAAACAAACTTCAATGGAGCCGCTGCTGCGCTGAAGACAACAAATCCTACCAAGATGGACGATATTCGTGCTGTTATTGCTGCGCTTCGTTCTGGAAAAATCAAAGGAAGGATCGTTGTATTTGTTAATCCAGTTGAGATGGCAAATATGGATATGTCAAAAGCGACAGATTCTGGTGTTTATTTGATTCCTCCATTTGTTACATCTGATGGCAGAACAATTGCCGGAGCGGCTGTTGTTGAAGATAATAATGTACCCACTGGTTATATCCAGGCTGCATTTATTGATTATTACAGGATTTTGATTTACAAAGATTTCGCTGTAACATGGGGTTGGGAAAATGATGACTTTACAATGAGGTTGCATCAGATGTTCAATACCAAGTATACTGGAGCCTTCCTGTATGATACATTCGATAACATCAATGCAGCAATCACAGCCGCTTAATTTTAATTGAAGCGGGTTTATTCTCGAAACGTTATTTCATAATTCAAACTTTAAGTCAATGAAAAAAATATTTCTTATAGTATTTGCTCTTTCAATTGGATTCGTTTCAAAATCTCAGGCTACATTTAGCCAAACAACATCGAATCCTACTGGAGCGATTACTAATGCAGGCATTGATACTATGACGTATCAACTGACTCATGGATATGATCGTATCTTATTTAGCATGACATACACCAGAGCATCAGGAACTGGTGCTGGAACAGCTATTCTTGAGTATAAAGTCGGATCAGCGGATAATTACAAATCTGATGCCGGCGATACTCTTACTGTTGCAAACTCTGCAAGCCAAACCCTTTACTGGAATAAGACGAATACAGCAAGGAATTGGCGAATCAGAGTTGGTGGAGCAACAACTGTTACAGCAACGGTAGGAGCCAAATTGCAAACTGATTAATAACCAGCCATGCCTACAATAGTAAATACGTCATTCTTTGTTAGGGATATAGTTATTCCTAATCTTACATACTCTGCTGATCAGGATAGGATTAATTCATTCATATCCAAGTATGAGCCAGAGTGTTTATTGAAAATCCTTGGGTATCCTTTATTCAAGGTTTTTGGAACTGAATCCTCACAGAGAATGACGGATTTACTCAGTGGAGCTGAATATACTGATGGTGAAGGTAATCTAAGAAAGTGGCAAGGATTAGTACATGATACAGATATTAGTCTTATTGCAAATTATGTTTATTTTTTCTATCAGAAAAAACAAGCTTCTCAAAGTATGGGCGTTGGTACAGTTTTACCAAAACCTGAAGCAGGAACAGCATTTTCTCCAGCTAATCTTATGGTCGATGCTTGGAATTTCTTTTCATCAGAGGTTTTCGATATGACTCATTTTCTTTGGTTGAAGAAAGATATTGATGGTAACAGAGTTTATACAGAATTCACATATCATCAGTATTTGCAGACAAGAAACTCAACAAGATTTATTAATTCTGTATTTCAATTCTGATGGGAAACAATGTTGTAGTAGATCCAAATGAGTATGTTGTAGATATTCTACGGGATGCTTGTAGTTTGATGGAAGTTCCTATACCTCCATCAATTTTCCCTCATAGGCCCGGAATCTTTACAATAAATTTTCAGCCCGGATTTAATACACAGATTATTGATTCTTTAAGAAATCTTGATTCTGCATCATTAAGCGATCTTAAGTATCCATTAATAGCAGCAGTGATGCCTATAGTAGAAAAGAACATATCTATGTTCACTGGAGCAGATGCTACATTTCCAAGGATTGTTATTGCTTTTATGACTAAAACTTCGACTAGATCGGAGCCCGTTTTAGGCAAATATGATCCTGAAGGAGTGTTAAAAACAATTCTCATGCCATGTTTACGTGAGTTTATAAAGCAGATAGCTTTTTCGACTTTTACTATTATGGGAGATCCAGATATGTATGAGTACGATTATTCGTTTATCCCATCTCAACAGCCAGTCGGAAAAGATTTGCCAAATGACTTTGTAGATATTATTGAGATTACTAATTTGAAAATACCTTTTTACTCACAAATTAAATTTTGTTAAATATGGGCGCAATAGTAAAAGCTTGTAATATCACAAATACTCCCAAAAACACAGGGAAACAGTGTGATAGTGCAATGGTTGCTACAGCGATGCTGATAGCGATGCAATCAGGCCTTACTTTTGATGATACCGATTTGGCAGATCCAGTAAGCTGGCTGACAACTTTGATTCATGAAAAGAAAGCCTTTCCTTTGTTTGGGCAAAAAGCTCCTATAAGGGAAATAAACAATAACAAAGAGGCAGATATCGAGGTAACACTTGATGATGGCCTTCGTGTATTCTTAAGATATGGTCTGTATAATCGTGAATTTAAAACTACAAGCGGCGGTCTTTGCTACGCTGATGCTCTTATGAGTTTCTTGAATAGCGGAATGGACGTTGTTGAGATTGATCAGCAGGGTCAATTGCTTGCAAGAGATAACCACGATGATACATACAGTCCATTGATTACAGACTATATGAAAGGTATGTCTCCTGATCTTCCTGATTTCAAAACAACTCCTTATAAGAATGGATTTGGATACTCTTTCTCTCCTGTTGAACTTGTTGAGAATGGTATCATCTTTAAAGGAGCTTCCGCGCTGCTTTCAATGCAGGGTCTTATTGATGCAAAGATTACAAAAGCTGCTGCAGCGACAACTACCAAGTTAAAGATTGGTGTTGAAACAACATGCTCAGATGATGATCTGGTAGCAAGATTTGGAGCTGCATTAGGGACGCATACCAACAACTTCCGAGTTGAAGATGTTGCTGCTCTCGGAACACCAGTTGTCATATCTGCTGCTGCGATTGTAACCGGATGGATTGAGCTGACTGGTACATTTATTACAGCTCATACATATCGTGTCTGGGGTACAGCGCCAACAGCATGGCTTGCAAACTCTGTTGAAGGATATGATG